ACCCTCGGCATACCCCGTCTGAAGCTCGCGCTCGTCCAGCGGCGGCTCTACCGGTTGGGTGCCCTTGCTTCCTCGGGTGCGCCTGCTTGCGCCCGGGGGGGTCGTTCATCGGGCTGTACGGGCTTCCTAGGGGATTTTCAAGATTTGCGACATCGGTCATTTTTGGCCGAAACCGCTGTTCCGAGGGACTTCGAGGAGGGGGAGAGCATCATCGCCGGGTCGTACACGAGCGGACCACCGCCGACAGGGTTGCGCGCGCGCTCGACAAACTTCTCCATCAGGTCGAACAGCTGGAGCGCCTTCTGCATCCGCTCCTCTGGCGACAGCAGCATGATGTTCGCCGACACGTCGAGCGACTGCTTATCGCCCCATTGCTGGGGGTCGCGTCGCGCCATGAGCCATTGCCGGCTCTCGATGCGGATCTTGGAGCGGAGCATTTGCTCCTTGTTGGGGATGTCCTTGCCGTTCTTGCCTTCGCCGTGGTCGCGTTCCGTGTCATCGGCGATTTCGAGCAGGTCGTTTTCCATCGCCTCGACACGTTTCTCACATGCCTGCGCGTAGAGCGCGGCGAATTCGGGGTGATAAAGACGCCATCTGAGGATGATGTTGCGAGTAAGTTTGGTTTTCTCGCCACACAGCGTTCGGATGGCCTCTGAGAGTTTGTCTCCGGTAGCGATTTGATGGCAGAGCGCGATGCCGAGTTCGGGGTCATAGGGGACGGTTGGCGGTCTTCCCCAGATCGCGCCTTTCTTGGCTCGGGATGGTCGAGGTGTGCCGAACCTGGTGTAGCTGTTCTTGGCGTTTGGGTTCGGTGGGTTGGCCGGGAGACGCTTGACGCCGGGCTTGTGCTTTGGACCGGGTCTGCGCTTACGCTTGCGAAGGACGGCAGCGGTTGAAGCTGGCGTGCTGGCGTTTTTTGGTTGGGGGTTGCTGGTCATAGGAGTTGTGGATTGTGAACGAGGAGGGCGGGCAATTTTAAAGGGGCGCGAAAATGAGGGAATCGCGTCTGACCGCGCGATCGCGCGTAGGTGTCGCTAAACTCCCAAACTCCGGGCCTGTAAGCGCTAATATGAAAACACCTTTCCGCCGCCGGTTTCGACGACTGTCGGTTTTACGCCAAGCCGACCGAGCGCGCGCAAAACCGCGACGGGATCATCCTGCTCTCCAAACGCGAGCAGGAAATCCCGAAACATCATACGCTTGACTAGGCTCTGGCTGACTTGGATGGCGAAGCTCGTCTGCTGCGCTGGAGGGCTACGAACACCTGAGCCGGTCCCGGACATAGGAAGCGGGCCTTCCTTGCACCCTTGAGGCGTGTACGCTTCGCTACCGCCGTCCCTCAACTCAAGGACAGTCAGTGCGCCGCAGGCGACCGCTCGTTCGGCCCAGCGACGAGCGGCGCTATGAAAGGCGATCCGATGGCGGGGGCAGCAAAACCTCTGGCGAGATCCAGCGCGACGCGCCTTGAACTCCGTACCGCACCAGAGGCAGCCGGAGGCTGTATTGGCCCCTGCGGTGGGCTTAGCGATTGTTTTCTCGTCGGCGAAAACATCGGCTGCGGTCATCGGGTCACCAGAAACTTCCGTCCATGTTGATCATCATGAGTGCTGCGGAATTGGTAGGTTCGCGGGTTGAACCACAGCCCAAACTTGCCCTCCCAATCGCCGTTCCGCTGTTTGGCGACGTTGACCAGCATCGGAGGTTTCGTCATTAGCGCATCGAGGGTGGATCGGGCGGCTGCGTCGCTACGCTCGGCTTCCTCCGTTGCGAGCCTAACCTCGTCTTCCAGCTTCTTGTTGCGCCAGATGCCAATGATATTGGCCGCGTTGCTGGCGATCTCTGAGGTGCCCTTCACGTCCTCGACATCGGGCACAGCATGGCTCGCCGTCCGATCGCTTTTCCGGGCATGGGCGACGAGATGGACATGTACGCCCTTCGCCACGGCCCATGAGACCAGCTCGAAAACCGCCTTCTCCTGCCCTTCGTAATCCTCGCTGCTGACACCAAGCCGCATCAGGCTGTCGATCGCGAACGTATCGCAGCCGTAGCGGCAGCGGGCATACTCGAAAACCTCCAGGATACGGCTCACCGTAGTCTTGCCGACGAGCCCGAACATCCACAGCCAGCCATCGAGCCAGGCCACAATCTCGCGGATGAAAGGTTCGGGCGGGCGATCGGCATTGCCGGCTTGCTTCACCATCCGGCGCAGCGATTGCGCCGGCACCATTTCGAGCGAGGCGAGACACACGCGCGCGCCCTGTTCGCCCATCGCGACGAGGGCATTCGAGAGGATCTGCGACTTGCCCATCCCGGTCGCCCCGGTCCACAGGGTCAGCTCGCCGGGCCGGAAAACGAGCCGATCGCCTGCCTTGTACCAGGGCAAACGGTAACCGGGCTCGCGGTCATCGCTCGGCCAGAACAGATTAACCACCGCATCGCCGAAAGCGCCGGCTCGCACCAACTCCGGCGGATCAAGAGAGCGCGCAGATTCGAAACATTGTCGGATTTCCTCGGCGCTGATCCCGGCCTGCCGGCATTCGTTCAGATCCTTTCGAGGCAGGATCACCCAGCGGCAACGATGCCGCCCCAAGCGATTTGCGATCTCCTCGGCGGCAGCCTTGCCCTCCGCGTCCACGTCGAGCGCCAGATAGATCACCTCGAACCGAAGTAGCCGCTCGAACTCGTTCTCGATCCACCGTTGCTTGTCCCCTTTGCCGCCGCCAAACGGCACCGAGAGCGCGGGGAAGCCGTAATCCCAGGCCGAAACCGCGTCGATCTCGCCCTCGGTAATCGTGACCTCGCGCGCTTCGGGGTCGATTGCCCGCCAGCCAAACAGCACCGGCTCGCAATCCGGCTCGACCCAGGTTTTCTTTTTGCCGTCCTTCCGGTCGATGGCGAGGTGTTTGACGAAAGCGAGTTCGCCATCAGGCAACAGGCTGGGGAAAACAATCGTCCGGCCATCCTCGCCGACGCGGTATGCGCGGATCGCTTCGACCGACAGTTTGCGAGCGCCGGTGAGGTATTCGAGCACGTCCGATTTCGGGGCGGTGCATTTCGGATTGTCGGGTCGGCGGTAGGTCTTTACGCGTTTTTCGAATTTCGGCTCCTCGATACCAAGCCATTTCCGGATCTCGTCGAGCGCTTTGACCAACGGCAAGCGCCTCACCTGCTGCCAGAGGTCGATCAGATCCCCTCTCTCGCCATTCGCCGCGAAGTCCGACCATCGACCCGCCTTCGGCTCTCGGACCCGGACCTTCAGCGATCGGCCCGGCTCTCCCCCGGTGCTGCCAACGCACCATTCCTTCGCCTGCAACACACCGCGGGGTAGCAGGTATTCGGCAACCTCCAGTGCTCGCCCTTCAAGCGCCCGCTTCAGCTCCGTGATGTCGCTCATGCCGACACCCCGATCTCGCGATATAGCCGGTCGGTCTCGGCGAGCACATCATCGGCTCTGATCGTCGCGTCGCCGCGGAGGATGGCGTTCAGGTACTCGCGGGGGTCGCTCTTGGCCCCGCAGAGCTGGAGCAGGTCGAGCGCCCGCTGACAATCGCCTGCGCAATGGTTCAGGAGCCGGGTAACGAGGCCGCCAGTCTTGAGCCCCAGTATCGTCTTGCCGGCGTCATAAAGCCTTGCGCGAAGGGCTGCCGGCGCCGAGCCGGCATTAGCTTTAGCTAATGTATCGTTCTTATGGGTACGTTGTGGCTTGTAATCGATTGGTTCTGTTTGATTATAAGGAAACCTACCTTGCATCCCCTGCAAGGTATGCTTGCGTGGGGGTGCAAGCTCATCTTGCATGGGTAGCGACGGGGATGCCGCTTCCTGCACCAAGAGCAGCGCCCGATCGAACAGCAGGCGATATTTATTGCAGTGAAAGCCGCCGTCTGCTCGATGCTGTTGTTGAACCTCGATATAGCCGCATTGGCGTAACTGCTGAATGCGCTGTTGCACTGCTTGCCGGGTGACCCCGAGGCGAGCTGCAAGTGTCGTAGTGCTCGGCCAGCACCAGCCATCGCGATCGCTGTAGGTACCGAGACAGGCGAGGAGCCTGTAAGCCGCATCACCGAGACGGTGATCCTCGACGGCGCGCGCTGAGGTGATGGCGAACCGGCCTGAGCCCTGGGTCATTTTGTCAACCCGGTGACGAGCTGCCGGATCAACGTGCGCTCGCTTTCCTTGGCGGCCTTAAGGACCTCGTATTGATCCGGTGGCAGATGTTCTTCGATGACGATTTGGACCAGCATTCGGAGTCTTTGAGGCTCAATCGCGTCTAACTCGACAGAGATCTCGCCGAAGCCTTTGGCGCGGCTGTCAGTGGTCTTGGTTGGGCGGGTCGGCAAATCCCAGGCCCTGATCTGCTCAGGGGTGACGGCGAGGCGCTCGAAATGGATCTCGGCGTCGGGTGCCATCTCCCGCAGCGTCTCTTCGATCTTTTCGCCGGCATTGACACCGGAGGGATCGAAATCACCCAGGTGATAGATGTAGACCGGCACCTCCAGATCATTGATGTAATCGGCCGCGCTGTGCAGGAACGACAGGCTCGCATACCCGCGCGCCACCATCAGCGGCACGTCGAACTGCGCGGTGACAGGCAACACGACGCCGGCCAATGCGTCCTTTTCGAGCCAGACCTCGCAATAGACATCTGCATCGGCCCAGAGCGCCTTCCGATACAGGTGGGCCGTGTCCTGGAGCGCCTGCTCGACGCTGTCGAAGGTGCGCGGTTTTCGCTGCCATCGGGTATTGTCGGCGAGCCAGTCGAACGGCATCTCGCCGGACTTGCGCATCACGACCAGGTCGGTCTGCACCTTCGTGTAACCGGCCTCGGATTTCTCGACGATGCCGCGCACGCTGGCCTGATAGAAGACCTGTCGCACCGTCATCGGTTTCATCGCGTCGACGATCTCGTACAGGCTTCCGCGCCGACGTTCGACCTCGGCCTTCGTCGCTCGATGCCGCTTTATCGGGCTAGCCCGATAAGCCTGGGCGGGCGCTCCCGCGTCGGGGCCGCTGAATACGGGCGACATGGCTCATGCTGCCCGAAC